GTAAAAGTTATGTATTAGTAGACAGCTTAGACAAGCTGAAGCAAATGGTGTCTGAGATCAAATCCAACGATCTTATTGCATTCGATACCGAAACCAATTCACTTAATCCCAGAAAAGGCAAAATCATAGGATTCAGTATTAGCACCAAACCTGATACTGGTTACTATTTTCCTACGATGTTGTTTCAAAACAATCAACTACAAGACGCAAAGATAGATGATCATCTTTGCCACGATCTCGCTAAAAAAGCAATCAATTTACTAGTTGGTAAAAAGCTAGTAATGCATAATGCGAGCTTTGACTGTAGATTCGTAAAAGCATTTTACGGTATCGATTTGACGCCAAGTCTTTACGTCGATACTGTATTGTTGGTACACACAGTACAAGAAGAAGGCGCTGGATTCGGATCTGGTAAACCTTTTGGATTGAAAGAGATCGCTAAGTCAATTCAACAACACATCGGTCTTGACGTAGAAAAAGCTGCAAACGAAGAGCAAGTACTACTCAAGCAATCCATCAAACAAAACGGTGGTCAAACCACAATGGAGAATTACGAGATATGGAAAGCCGATATAAATATTCTTGCAGAGTACGCTGCTGCTGATACTGATCTTACACTTCGATTGTATCACCATTTTATTAAGACGCTTCAAGAAGAAGGTCTAGAAAAGTTTTTCTTTGAGGACGAAGTAATGCCTCTGTATAAAGAAGTAACTATTCCGATGGAAGAAAGAGGTGTTAGGCTTGATATGGATTTGATAAAGCAAGCCAAACAAGAGTTGGAAGTAGAGATGAAAAAGCTATCTGACGAAGTCATGAAGACTCTAATATCTGATTCTCGAGTACAACAGTGGGTAATATATAAAGCTACAGAAGCATATCCACCAAATCACAAAGGTACATTTGCTCAGAGACTAATCGCAGAAGCTGATCTGGATGTGCCTAAATCTGAAAAGACAGGCAAATATAGCATAACTCAAGCAAACATTACCAGGCTTCCAGAATCAGCACACAAGAAGTTCCTATTGACTGGTGATCAGAATCTTTTAGATGAAGACATAGTTATCAAGCTTTGCATGAAACTCTGGAAAGAAGACAACGATGGTAAGTTTTTCAATATACAGTCTCGTGATCACTTGGGTGAAATAGCATTCGGCGTACTTGGCATAAAGCCGCTTTCTACTACTGCGAAAGGCAAACCTCAGTTTGATGACAACTTCATAGAATCTATAATGGATAAATACGATTGGGCTAAAAAGCTACAAATGTATAATCGATTACTCAAAATCAGTTCGACTTACGTAGATAGATTCTTGTACGGCCAAGAAGATGGCAGATACTATTTTTCATATAGACAACACGGTACCATTTCAGGTCGATATGGATCTGATGCTCAACAGTTGCCGCGAGTAAAAGAAGAAGGCGATGACGATCCAATAGTTGTTAAGTACAACAACATGGTTAGAGCATTCTTTATTCACGATGAAGGTAACCTATTCATAGACTCCGATTATGAATCTCTTGAGCCTCACGTATTTGGTGATGTATCTGGGGACGAAGGTCTAAAAGACATTTTTAGAAACAATTGGGATTTCTATTCTACTATTGCAATCAAAACAGAGAAGCTAGATCAATATTCGCCTGATAAAAAAGCAGAGAATTATCTGCGTAAACAAAGATCTGATATTAGAAACAAAGCGAAAGCTTACGCGCTTGGTATTCCATACGGTATGGGTGCCTATGCTCTTGGTCGTAATATCAACGTGGCAACCAAAGAAGCACAAAAACTTGTTGATGGTTATTTAAATGGATTTCCTGAACTCAAGAAGTGGATGCAAAGATCAGAAAACGATGCTCGCACTCTTGGATACGTTAAGACCAAAGTAGGTCGCATCAGACACTTGCCAAAAGTCAAGAAGATATACGAAGCTCTTGGAGATGCAATGTTAGATTGGAATACCAAACGTCAATTGGAAAAAGAATACGGCAAAGAAAAGATACTGAATCTGTCTAGAGACTTCATTAACGGTTTAAACAATAGTAAAAACTTTCAGATCCAATCGCTTGCAGCTTCGATAGTGAATCGTGCAGCATTAGCCATAAATAGAAAGTTCAAAGAAGTTGGCATCAATGGTATTGTATTGGCGCAAGTACACGATCAGTTAATCATGGAAGTTGAAGAGTCTCGCATAGAAGAAGCTACAAAGATAGTACAAGACGCAATGGAGAATACTACTAAACTTAGTATAGCACTCAAAGCGCCTCCCTCTGTAGCGCACAACTGGCGCGATGGTCACTAATGAATTAACTAAAATATCATATATTTATTAATAAAAATACCGTGAAGCCTTTCGATTACAACAAGTATCTGCAGAATAATTCTCTTCTAAAAGAAGAAAAAATGGAAGAAGCTCAACTAGATCCAGTAAATCAACAGTTATCAGATTTAGGTCTTAAAGAAGCTAATACTCATTTGGGAAATACGTCTAATGTTCATCCATGGATCCTCACAGCAATGGAAGAATTAAAAGATGACTTGGATTTTTATTTAGGACCAAAAAATCAATACGCTTTATCGAGAATAGATTTTGATTTCATTAAACAAAAAATGAACAATCTAACTAGATTAATTAATAAATACAAGTAAAAAAATGAAATATTTCGATTATAACGAGTACCTAAAGAACAATCCTCTTTTGAAAGAAGAGCAACTAAACGAGTTTGATTTAACTCCCTTCTACCAAGGACAACTCATACAACAAGCATTGCAAAGTGCTCCACAAGCAATGTCGGAAGCAGACAAGATTCTAACTTACGTTCTTATGGGCATCGGAGTTGGAGCTATAGGAGGAGGATTAGCCGCCTACGCAAAGGACAAATTTGGATCGCTCAATCCCATACCTATAATCAAACATTGGTGGGCAGATCGCCAAAAACGTAAAGCACTTGAACCTATTATTGCTAAGCTTAAACAAGACCCTGAGGTGATGAAGTATGTTAGCAATAAGAACATGAGAGGCATACAAGCCGCTATCAAGAGCAAACTATCTCCAGAAGAACAAAAATACATCGGATCTCTAACAAGAGACGCACTATCATAACTCAAAAAATAACTGTCCTGCTACCAAAGGACTACCTATCTAGACCATAGGTGCAAGCTTGACCCCGTAAGGTTGAGCTTTTTTTATGTAACCAAAAATATAAAATTCTCCAATTTTTCGTATTTACGTATATTTATAATAAATAAACAAAGGTACTCGATAGGCCTTTGGTTACGAAACAAATCAATTATTTAACCCGCTGACTGAAAAGCAGCACAAAACTTAAAAACATGAGAGATCTATTACGATCTTTCGAGCTTGATCCGTTTGACTTGCTCTGGAAAGATTTATTTGTATCAAATTCAAACTTCGCGAATATCTCGCATCGCATCACCCATCCTGTAGACATTTACGAAAACGAAGACGGCATCGCATTTGAAATTGCAGCTGTCGGTCTTGACAAAAAAGACATTGAAATTTTTGTTGAAGGCGAACAACTTCGTATCAAGTACGAAAAGCCTGAGACAGAAGAACGTCCCGCTATTTATAAGGGCATCAAAAGATCGTCCTTCGATATCACATGGAAAATCTCAACCAAATTCGATCTAAACAAGTTAGAGGCCAACTTGGATAAAGGATTGTTGAAGCTCAACATTCCCATTGCGGCAGGCAAAGCCATTCGCAAGATCGAACTCAAATAATTAAAAAGGCCTATCGATACCAAGTTATGACAATCTGTAAAGAGGTTTTGAACATCAACGGAACTCTGTTCCTCGTAAAAAAAGTACTGAGAGAAGAATACTGCAAAGACGTAGAACTGCTAAAACAGTGGTACTTGGCAGATATAGTTTTTAGAAAAGAAACTCTTTTGTATTTTTGTGAACAGATCGTTGATCTAGATTACGAAACAATTTAAAAAATAAAAACAACATGAGCAAACTACAACCGATGAACGGAAATGTTATCTTGAAGCCGATCGAATCGCAAGAAGAGACATTTGGTAACATCATCATCCCCGACCTTGGCAAAGAGCGTCCTGAAATGGCGCAAGTCGTCGCGACCAGTAAAACATACAACTGGCACAACGGCGATCACGTATCGAGCAACCTCGAACCAGGAGAAACAGTACTAATTCCTAAAATGGGCGCAGTAAGAGTAACCATCGATGGAGAAGACTATTTCATTTGTAAAGAAACAGAAATTTTATCAAAACTTGCATAAAAAGCACAATATGTCAACAACACAAAATTTATTCGGTAAAGAATTAAAAGAAAAATTGCAAGCCGGCATTCAAAAATTGAACAGCGCGGTTTCATCTACACTCGGTCCCGGTGGCCGTACAGTCTTGATTAAAGAACAATCAGGCGAAGTAAAAGTTACAAAAGACGGAGTCTCTGTAGCAAAAGCATTTCATAAGCTAGAAGACGACGTAGAAGATTTAGGAGCACAGCTCGTTAAACAAGTAAGTATTAAATCAGCAAACGAAGCCGGTGACGGAACCACGACATCTACAATCTTGGCAACCAAAATGGTTGAAGAAGGTTTAACCCTAATTCACCAAGGAGTTAACGCAGTAGCGGTTAAAAAACAAATCGATTCAGCCGTTGATAAAGCCGTAAAGAAAATCAAAGAAATGGCAATTGACGTATCAACAGAAGATCAGATTCGCCAAGTAGCCACAATCTCAGGCAACAACGATTCAGAAATCGGAGAACTTATCGCTACAGCTATCGATAAAGTAGGTCGTGAAGGAGTTGTTACTATCGAAGAATCTAAAACTGGAGAAACACAATTAGAAGTCGTAGAAGGTATGCAGTTCGAACGCGGATACAAATCTCCTTACTTTGTTACCAACAACACAACCATGCAAGCAGTACTTGAGGATCCTTACATTTTGATGTATGATGGTCGTATCTCAACTGCACAAGAGTTGTTGCAAGCTCTGACAAAAGCAAACGCAGAAAATAAACCGCTTTTGATTGTAGCAGAAGATATTGGTGATGAAGCATTAGCAACTTTGATCGTAAATAAAATGCGAGGCATTGTTCAAGTATGTGCTGTTAAAGCTCCTGAGTTTGGAGAAAGAAAAACTTTGATTCTTGAAGATATGGCCATTTTGACAGGCGGTGAAGTACTATCAAAAGACAAAGGACACAAGCTCGATAAAATTGCTCCTGCGCAATACGGCGAGTTCCTAGGTAGAGCAAGAATGGTTACGATTAGTAAGGATCAAACAACCATCATTGATGGCAAGGGAGAAGAATCAGCAATCGAATTGAGAGCTGCAGAAATCAAAGATCAGATCGAGAAAGCCACTTCTTTCTACGAGAAAGAGAAATTACAAGAGCGTCTTGGTAAATTGATCGGAGGTGTTGCTATCATCTCTGTAGGTGGTAATTCAGATATCGAAATCAAAGAAAAAGCCGATCGTGTTGAAGACGCACTTTTCGCTACGAAAGCAGCGCTTGCAGAAGGTATCGTTCCTGGCGGAGGAATCGTACTTTACGATGTACTCGATTGCTCAGAAGATAACAACGATAAAGGATTACAAATCGTTAGTATGGCATGCGCAGCGCCTTTCATGAAGATTCTTGAGAACGCAGGAAACGATAAGTGGTACGCAGTTGCTCACGAGATTCACACTTCTAAATTGAAAAATGCTACCTACGATGCCAAGAATGGCAAAGTGGTTGACGCATTCGAAGCGGGCATCATTGATCCAGCAAAAGTAGTTATCACAGCTCTTAAAAACGCAGCTTCTGTTGCAGGAACTATTCTAACCACAGAATCAGTCGTGTTTGAGAAATCAGACAAGAAAGCTGATGATGGAGGAATGGGCGGTATGATGGGCATGTAATCAAAATTAGTTCTAAATTAGAGAGCGCCTTAGGGCGCTTTTCTTTTTTTTTACATATTTATTAATATAAAAAAAATAAATGAAACCATTCGATTACAACGCGTATTTAAAAAACAATCTTCTTTTGAAAGAGAGTATTAATGAAGGCGACTTAAAAAGTTTAATAGCACCTCTAACAGCAAAGCTAGAATCAATGGGATATGAGGTAGACTACGATTCTTCATTCGGTTTTATGCAAATTGAAGCATTCAAAACCCTTCCAGACGGAAGTATATTGAGAATGACAGTAGTACCATCAGATGCAGAATTACAGCAGAAAAACTACACCGGAACTTCAGATCAGTTTTCAACTGTGGATGTGGATTTTACTCACTGGACAACTCAAATCACAAAGAAGCTCTTTGGTTTGTACAAATCAAAGACTCAAGTAATGAATAGACTTCCTGACGACGAAGGAAACAATATAGATTTAGGAACAGGCGTGTTCGATATTCCTGTTGAAGATTCAGTAAATAGAGTCATAGGACTTTTAAAGAAAGCAGAAGCAAAAGTTGGTGGTCAAAATAAAAAGCTTTAATTAAATAAAAAATATAAAACAAGTGAAAGCACCTTTTCGGTGCTTTTTTTATGTCTCTTAGAAAATATATTTTCTCTATCTAAAATAATTAGATATATTTAATAAAATTACAAAGTTATGAATAAATTTGCATTAGTTTCTATTATGGGGAACGTAGGAACAACATTCAATTCCCAAGGAGGGGGTTATGGATTGATAGCCACCAAAATGATGAGAGATCGATATCCCACCGATCAAATCGATGTTAATCCCGATCCTGCAACTTGGCACGACTACGATCACATCTTCGTTTGCGAAGGAGTCAACTTCGTAGAGGGCAGCTTTAATGTTCCCGGTGGACCACAACAAGTACATCACGACAAGATGAAAGCAATGGGTGGTTATCAAGGCGGAGTAACATTCATCAATCAAAAGTTCGACTTCGAAACATTCAACAAACGCATCGACATCAAATACGCAGAGTTTCCACAAGGCGAAGTGCTAGATCTATTTCTTGTTGAAGGTATTGTCAAAGAGAAATGCGTTATAGGAGATTCACACGCATTGAGCGTTTGGCGTCCTGGATTTGGATTAGATTGGACTGCTGGTCGTACTCTACACGGATTCTTGAAGAGAAACACTCCGGAGCAACTCAACGAAAAGTACGAAGAGACTGTTCTCTATTTTGGAAATATCGATTTGCGATTCCATCTGATGAGACAAGAAGATCCTGTTGGCGCTACTGTTGATCTGTTTACCAGATATGTAGAGTTCGCAAAGCAACTCAACAACGTAACACTAGTAGAACTACTTCCAGTAGAACATGAAAGTCGTAAGATTCCAGGTACGGGCTTATACAAGAAGCAACCATTTTTTGGAACCAGAGAAGAGAGAATGAAATTAAGAGAAGTTGCCAATAAGATCATCAACGAATCAGGTCTAAAAGTTATTCAGTGGCCACAAGAGTGGATCGATGAAGACGGTACAAAGATGCTCGATATCCTTGAACAGAAACAATCTGTTCACTTGCGACCAAAAAATTATCCATACATAAACGAAATTACGAATGTTTCTAAATAAAGCAACAGACCAATCCAACTTGGATTTGGCAAATGGCAAAGATCTGCAATACTATTTGGATCTCACCAAAGATTACAAACACGATTTCACTTTTACCATCAAAGACATCGATGGATTCAAAGTAGTAGATGACGGAGAATTTGAATTTGGAAGCAAAGCAAAAATGGCAGATTTCTTTATATCGCAAGTGAAAGAAGACGCATTGGTTTATGTAGCACCGAGAACGGGATACGCTCCATTTTCTCTGTGTTATTTGGCAAAGAAGTACAACAAGAAATTGTATCTCGTCATGCCCGCCTCAAAAGAGGCATCGCAGCACCAATTGACCGCTATCGAGTACGGAGCGATTCCGTTATTTGTTAGGATTCCTGCAATGCCTACCGCAAACATTTGGGCAAAACAATTCGCCGAAAAGGTAGGCGCAAAGTATTTGCCTTTCGGTCTCAAACACGAAATGGTGGTAGCAGGTGGAGTAAGGATATTCTATGATAATTTTAAAGATATGAATATTCCTGAGATATGGACGGTATTTTCTACAGGGGTGCTGTCCCGGACGCTACAGATCGCGCTGCCTGACACAACCTTTAATGCTGTAGCAGTAGCAAGAAACATTCAGCCGGGTGAGCTCGGAAGAGCTCGATTTTACAGTCATGCAAAGAAGTTTACAGATAACAGCGAAATCGTACCGCCTTTTGATTGTATACGCACTTACGACGCGAAAGGTTGGGAATTTATTAAAAAATTCGGTAAACAAGGAGATTGGTTTTGGAATGTGGCTCGAAATATGCCAACACCGACAATTAAAGCAAAAGACGTAGATTCTCAAAGGGAGTGGGGAGACAAGAAAGATTTTGACAGATATTCCAAATAAAAGATTTATATTACATCATGAAAAGTATATTACAACAAGCACACGACATCGTATTCGAAAGAAACGAAGAAAAAGAACGCATGTATGGACCATTTGAAGAAGGCATGGAACAAGCAGCAAGAATCGCATCTGAGCTCTCCAGAAAAGAGATTACAGCTTTCGATATGTACAATTGCATGATTGCGCTAAAGCTATCCAGAGCTTCATGGAATTATAAAGAAGACAATTATCTTGATGCTGTAGCATACATGGCATCTCTAAACCAATACCAAAAAACAAAA